GGACAGCGTCGAGGACAGCGTCAGGGCCAGCGTCTGGGACAGCGTCGGGGCCAGCGTCGGGGCCAGCGTCAGGGACAGCGTCTGGGCCAGCGGATACGGACAACATGATGCAAATTGGCTCGCATTTTATGAATATTTCCGCGATGTTTGTGCGTTAGGTGAACAAACCCAACGGCTGAGTGGGATATGGGAAATATCAAAAAACGCTGGGTGGTGGTTACCGCACGAGAAAATCTGTTGGGTGTCGGAGCGCCATAACACGCTAAATCGCAACTCTGAGGGCCGACTGCATTGCGATAACGGGCCAGCGTTGCAGTATCCTGACGGATGGGCAATATGGGCGCTTAATGGCGTCAGAGTGTCGGAGAACATCGTCACGACGCCTGCCGAAAAACTTGACCCGGCAATAATCTTAAAAGAACAGAACGCTGAAATTAGGCGCGAGATTGTGCGAAAAATCGGTATTGAACGCGTGTGCGAACGTCTTAACGCACAGTGTGTGGACAAACAGGGCGAGTATGAGTTGCTCTTGCTCGACTTGCAGGACGGACGCAAGCGCCCATATTTGAAAATGCGCAACCCGTCGATTGGCGTATATCACGTTGAAGGCGTGCATCCTGAGTGTACGACGGTTGAGGCGGCGTTGAAGTGGAGAAATGGAACGGCAGATAAGCCAGTTGTGCTGACCTGATCCTTGACAATCCGGCGCAGGCAAGGAAAGCAAACGGAGCATGGGAACTCGTGACATCCGGAGCACGACTGATACCGCACCGGCCTGCGCCACCCGTTCTTTTACATTAGCACAGGAAAACACGACACAAAAGGCGGAGAGCTTGTCCGCCCACGAACCGGTAGGAGTAGCGGGTAGTCGTGCCGGTAAACCCAGTGCCTGTGCAAACCCTGCCGGTAGCACCGGACGTTTCTGCAAGGTACGCCTCTCCGTGACGTACTTACGTGAAGCGCAAATGACCGAGGGATACGGGCTGTACCGTAAGGCGATGCCAGTTAAAGCGTATCCTACTCGTTCCCGAAGCATCGGGACAGGGGAATAAAAGGTTCCTCCCGGCTGAAAAAGCCCACGGGCTTGGCGACGGCCTAGGTCGGGAGGTCACTGTCTTACTCCCACGGGTCGGCGTGGAAATCAAAAAACTGTTGGACGAAAAGCGCACATCCGACCGTGTGCGCTGACTTTAAAGGAGAAATCATGATTATAGCCCTTTACAACGATAAAGAAGTCTTAAAAGACGGCAACTATTTTTACGCTGAGCTTGCCGACACTGTGATCGAGGAAAAAATCAAACAAGCAGTAATGGAAGAAGAGTTCTCGTTTAAAGACCTTTTGAAATAACCAGCTACCCACATCTTTGAATCCAGGGGGGAGTATGGATCATGTGCAAGAATACAGTTTGGCGGGATTTGCGCTAGTCGTTCTCGACGGCAAGAGACCCCTCGCCAGTGAGAAAGGGTTTCCGGATTTTCAGCCGGACGCATTGCTGACCGAGGCGGATTTCGCCGGGCACAACTGGGGCGTGGTGCTTAAACACGACGACCTGGTGATCGACGTAGACCCCCGCGGTTTTCGTGACGGGGATAACCCGCTCAAACGTCTTTTTTCTGATGCAAACATAGATCCCGAGGACATTAAGGACGCATCCACCCTGGTGGTGCGCACCGGCAGCGGCGGGCTGCACATATACTTAAAGAAACCGATCGATCAGGCAGTGCGCGGCAAGCTGCGCCGGTACCCCGGTCTTGATTTTAAAACATACGGAGGATACGTAGTAGGGGCGGGGAGCACGCATCCAGACACCCATGAGAAATACACCAAGCTCTACGGATCGTCACCTCACAGGATAGCTTCCTGCCCCTCTACTATCCTTTCACTGCTAGAGAAGGAAGTCGTCGATGCCAAGACGCTCGATGCAGCGGTCGTTGACGACTCTGAACCGGCCAGGCAGCGGTTCATCGAGATCCTTATCGCCCAGCCCGACTCGTCAGAAGGTGAGCGGGCGGATGCAGTTTATCGCTTGTCATGTCGCGGTCGAGACCTCGGACTCCCGGCGTCTACTACCCTTGAACTGGTTGCAAGCTGCTACAATGCCGCCAAAACCCACCCCCCGCTGGATGAGGACGAGCTCGACCGCACGGTAAAAAGCGCGTACAAGTACGCTAAAAATACACAAGGCGCCGAATCTCCGATCAGTATTTTCGAGAATGTGACCGACGCTCTCCCCTCCGCACCCGGGTACGATCCATACAACATCGTGTGGGATTACAAAGCGGACAAGACCCTCAAGGCGACGCTCGGCAACTGTCTTAATCACATCATGACCGCCACCGAGATCTGCGAATCGGTTCGATTTAACTCGCTCTCATACAGTATTGAAGTAGACGGCAAGCTGCCGTGGCATACCTTCCGCGTGATGGACGCAACCTGGGATGATAACGATGCGCTGCAACTCAAGACTTTCCTCAATCGCCGCTACCGCCTCGAATACTCAACTTCGACTATCCATGAGGCGGTAGCCACGGCGGCTATGCGACGGCACTACCATCCAGTGAAGCAGTATCTGGAGGCGCTGGCCTGGGACAAGACTCCGCGGGTGGATCGGTGGCTCACTACATACTGTGGCGTCAAGGATAACGAATACTCCCGGGCGGTAGGTCGGAAATTACTTGCCGCGGCCATCACCAGGATCTACCACCCGGGGTATAAATTCGACTACCTGACGGTTCTTGAAGGCGTTCAGGGCGTGGGTAAATCGACGGTAGTCAAGATCCTTGGGGGCAAGTGGGCAGCCGATATTTATATGGACCCGCGCTCTAAAGATACCGTGGATGCCATGCGGGGTAAGTGGTTTATCGAAGTCTCAGAAATGGAGGTGATGCGTCGTGCGGACAACCAGGCGCTTAAAGCGTTTATTTCTCGCCCCGTTGATCGTTGTCGTATGGCTTACGCTCGAAACACCGTCGATTATCCTCGCCAATGCGTATTCGTGGGCACTATTAACCCTACAGAAGCTGGGTACCTCAGCGATGAAACTGGAAACAGGCGGTACTGGCCGGTATATTGTAGTTCGATCGATATGGATGCCTTGGCTCGAGACCGCGATCAACTTTTTGCCGAAGCGTTTTACCGCCTGCGCAAAGCCCCGGAGATCCTGACCATCAACCAGCCTCTGGCTGCGGTGCAGGCAATGGAAGCGCAGGCGCAGCGTCTGGTGCGCGACCCCTGGGTCGAGTACATCGGGGCGTACTTCGACCAGCACCTGGATATAACGGAGATTACCGGACCGGAGTTACTGCTATCCGTGTTTGGCACTGGCCCCAAGAGCGTATCGCGCGGTGATCTCAGTCGCATGGGCCGGGCGTTGTCAGAGCTGGGTTGGACCAAGCACCAGCGCGGACCGGGCGGAGCCGCTTTCTACCGCCGGCCAATTCGGGAGGCAGTGTGAATTACTATGCGGAAGAAAGACAAGGCCGAATAAAGGGGTACGGCAATGCGATTATACCGGGACTGGCGGCGGTGTTTATACAAAGCGTGATGGAGGTGACCGGATGTTAAAACCATTACCATTCCAGACCGCAGGAATACAGTTTTTACTTGACAATCGCTCCGCTCTGTTGGCTGACGACATGGGCCTGGGTAAGACTTTGCAAGCAATCGAAGCGTGCAAGCAACTTAAGGCCGAGCGGGTGCTCGTCGTATGCCCTCTGGCAGTGCGACGTAACTGGTGTCGGGTGTTTCACCAACAGGCGCCCCACTACACGGTGCGCGAGATGACGACCGCGCGGCAGATACCGCTCTTGCAAGACCACGTATGTGTCGTCAACTACGATATTGCCTGGCGGCGCCCGCTGTTCGAGTACCTGCGCCAGGGCAAGTGGGATGTCATTATCTGTGACGAGGCGCACAAGCTCAAGACTCCCACGTCTAATCGCACCAAGGCTATTCTCGGGGGTAAGGGGCTGGTGTCGAGGGCAAGTTTCCGCTGGATGCTGACCGGCACCCCGGTCCTGAACCGCCCGGTGGAGATCTGGCCGATGATACGGTCGCTGCGTCCCGACTTACTTGGGGAGTATCAGTCGTTCTACGCTTTCACCAAGCGCTTTTGTGGCGGTAGAGAGGGGCAGTGGGGTTGGGAGTGCAGCGGGGCGACACACCTGGAGGAATTGGCGGCCATGATAAAGCCGCTCCTGCTGCGCCGGCGCAAGTGCGACGTGCTTAAAGATCTGCCGAGCGTCATGTACCAGAAGATATACCTAAACACAGACAAGCGCCTCGACGACCTGTCCCGGCAGGAGAAGGCGCAGTACCACGGAGGCAATCGCAATGAGTTACTCGGAGAAGCCAGCACCTTACGTCGTGAGATCGGACTGCTTAAACTCCAATCAGCAATCGGATACATCGAAGATCTACTCGAAGAACGAGACAAAGTGGTGGTCTTTGGACACCATAAAGACGTTCTGGGCGGGATTGCTGCTCACTTTGGGAGCGCGGCTGTACTTTGCACGGGAGCGCAAAGCGGCGCTCAGAAGCAGGTGGCCGTTGATGCCTTTGTACAAAAACCTTGCGTCAAACTCTTTCTTGGAAATATTGTGGCGGCAGGACAAGGCATCGACGGACTCCAGACAGTATGTGACACTGTCGTATTCGTTGAACTTAGTTACGTACCTGGGGAAGTGCAACAAGCCATATCGCGTCTTGAACGCATGGGACAGCAAGACGTCGTGACAGCACAGTTTTTGCTCGTCGAAGGCTCGGTAGACGAGGACATTGTGGACACGCTGTATCGCAAGACCAAGGTCATTGGTAAAGTAATGGACGAGAACGTTAAATTCGCCGCGAGTAAGTGCTCGATATGCAAACGAGACGTCGATCTCGGCGGTATCCGGCGGGTGCTGGGCACCGACGTATGCGAGAACTGCGCGGTAAACATGGAGGTGCTGTTGTGATAGAGCAACAGTTGGAGAGGATCGCGGACGCATTGCAGCGGATGGCTGCGGTGCAAGAGGCAATGCTGGACGCCAAAGTGGAAAGACTTGACATGTCAGGAAGCCCCACGGTGAGTATTCCGGAACGGGAAGCCGATACTGCTCCCGCACCGGTCAAAGCTCCGCGCAAGAGCAAGGCCAAAGCTGCTCCGGTAGCGGACGACCTGACTGACCCGGCGGGCAGCGGACCCGTGGAAGACGACCCCAAGGCAGTCAAGGCTGCGCAGGACGAGCTGCTTACCGAGGTCAATGCAATCGTATTGGAGCTCAATGCGAGCAAGACGCCGGAGAAAGTGGGTAATCTGACAGCGTTTCTGCGCGACCAGGTGTTCCCCGGACTGGGCATCCAGAAGACTCGTGACACCAAGACTCTGAAAGCCGTGGCGCTCATCAAGCAACGCCTGGGCGAGTGGAAAGCTGCGAACATGAACATCGCTGCGGCTGCAACTGAGGAAGATGACATCGTATGAAGAAGCACATGGAGCACTCGCCGTCAGCGGCGGAACGCTGGTTTAACTGCCCCGGCTCGATAGCCGCTTTGCGTGGCGTGCCCAACGAGACGTCGGAGTACGCTGCTGAGGGTACTGCGGCTCATGACCTGCTTGAGCAGAGCCTGACCAGCCGTCAGCACCCGGAGCTGTGGATCGGGGAGACTATCGAGGTCAAGGGTAAGGCGTTCCGCGTGGACGAGGGGATGGCCGAGGCTGTGGGGGAGATGTACGACTACGTGCTCGAACGTCTGGCAGCGGCGGGCCCTGCGGCCATCCTGTTCGTCGAGCGCCGGGTAAAGGTTATCCCGGATGTGGTCGAAGGCACGCTCGACGTGGCGATCGTAGTGCCGTTCGAATCGGTAGAAGTCATAGACTACAAACACGGAAGGGGGGTAGCAGTTGACGCCGAGGAAAACAAGCAGATGCTGATATATCTGCTGGGCGTCGCCAGAGAATTCGAGGTCTATGAACACCGCCAGACTATCATCCAGCCCCGCAGTAAGGAAGGGGACCGGATCAGCTCATGGGTCGTTAGCGATAGCCGACTGGCAGCCTTCGAGACGGAGCTCAAGCGAGCGGTTGCGGATACTCGTGACCCCAATGCTCCGTTGTTTGGCGGGTATTGGTGCACCAAGAGTTTCTGCCCGCTGCGGGTGACGTGTCAGTCCAAGCGCCAGGATCTCAACCGCAACATGGTGGTCAGAGGGTCGGAGGCGCTGTTCTTCCCGGCCGCATCGACGCTAACGGTAGATCAACTCGCCAGGGTGCTCGACCACAAGGAGGAAGTCGAGAAGTGGCTGGCCGGCGTCGCCGGTTACGCCACTCGACTGGCTGAGGACGGCATCGAGATCCCGGGGTACGCCTTGGAGAGGAAGCGCAGCAATCGGGCGTGGATCGACGAGGTACTGACTGAATCGGAATTGCATCAGGAGTTCGGGGATGACATCTATACGCGCAAGCTCAAATCCCCGGCGCAAATGGAAAAACTGGCGGGCAAGGACAAGGTGTCCGAGCTTTGCCACAACCCGGACAACGGGTTCACACTCAAGAAGTACAAAGCCCAAGGAGACAACAATGGCTAACAAAGCGTATCGCGAATTTATCAAGACACCTGCCGGACGACTCTCTTTCCCTGCACTCTTTGAAAAGACAGAGACCCCCAACGGTAAGCTCTGCTACAGTGCTACCCTGGCGTTCCCCAAGGACGAAGCGACTAAGACCAGCCTGCGCGCGATCAAGGCCGCGATGGAGAACGTAGCGCGCAAGAACTTTGGAGAAACCATAAATATTAAGACTCTTAAGTTCAAAGCGTTCAAGGACGGTAATGTGCCTAACACCCAGGGCGTCGTGCGTGACGAGTGGAAGGACTGCTACGTCCTGACTGTCCAGGCCAACAACCGCCCCGGCATAGTCGGGCCCGATGGCAAGACATACATCAACGACCCGGACGAACTGTACGCCGGATGCTGGGTGCGTGCGCACCTGGTCGTATGCCCGTTCAACCACCCGGTTGGCGGCAGAGGGGTCACATTATTCCTCAATAACCTCCAGAAGATCAAGGACGACGCACCGTTCGCCGGCGGCCCACGCGCTGAGGACGTGTTCGACGCTGTGGCATCTGAAGGCGACGGCGGCGTGCCTGTGGCTGACGACGATGTGATCTAAACGGAGCAACAGCCACTGCGTCGTCGCCTCCCCGTCGATGCAGCTCCAAACGTGTTTGCCGGAGTCCGCGTGGCATAAAACCGGCACATTATACTTTGGAGGTATAAGACGTGAATATATTCCTCGACTTTGAATCCCGCAGTCGGGCAGACATCTGGACAGTCGGAGCGTGGGAGTACGCCCGCCACCCTTCGACTGAGGTGTTGTGCCTGGCTTACGCCATAGACGACGGGCCGGTGCATATCGTCCCTTACGGTCCGGCATCCAATACCGGATGGGATCTCATTGTATCGCGTGCGGAAGCTGAGATAAAGTTTGCTATCGAAAAAGGAGCGGTATTCCATGCGCATAACGCCTATTTCGAGCGTTGCATCTGGCGGCATGTTCTGGCACCAAAGTACGGACTACCGCAGATCCCGCTCAAACAGTGGAGATGCACGGCGGCGAAAGCCTGCGCCCACGGACTCCCCAAGAGTCTTGAGGGAGCAGCAGCCGCGCTTGGACTGCCCGTTAGAAAAGACAAACTCGGTCGGTCTGTCATGCTGAAACTCTGTAAGCCGAACAAGGACGGAGGCTGGAATGAAAACGTGGAAGACTTTCGACGCTTGTTTGATTATTGTAAAAGGGACGTCGAAGTGGAACGTGCGATTGACCGGGCGATTCCTGATCTCTGCCCGCAAGAACAAACTATCTGGTTTCTCGACCAGATCATCAATGACACCGGTATCTACTGCGATATTGAAGCTGTGGATGCCGCGCGTCTTGCGCGAGATCGAGAATCAGAAAGACTTCGAGCTGCACTTGCGCGACACACAGGTGGGGCGCTGGATGGTGTATCACGCCGCAATGCGGTGCTCGACTGGCTGAAAAAACAGGGGGTGGACCTTGCGAATCTCCAGAAAGCGACAGTACGTGATGCGATCGAGAAAGCGCCGGAGCACGTCAAGTTCGTCCTTGCCGCCCGCCAACAGCTTGGACTCACATCTAACGCAAAGTATGACACACTACGCGGCTCGGCTGGAGCGGATAATCGACTCCGTGATACGCTCGTATTCCATTCTGCCTCCACTGGGCGATGGGGAGGTAAGCTGGTACAGCTACAAAACCTTCCTCGCGGGGATGAAAAATACACCG